ACTTGTGAACCATATAAGCAACCTGTTGCCAGCCGTCAGCCTTGCCCATGCTTGCGAAGTCACTCTTAATATAGTCAAAACTAAAGATAGCCTCGTTGCCGCGACCTACTTTAGAGTAGTAGACGCGCTTAAGAAGCGATGCCATTTCATCTGCACTAAGACCAGCAACATTAGCGTAATAAAACCTCATGCCTTGGCCTTCTTTGATCTTCTTAAAGGTGTTTCTGACTCTTCGAACAACTTCTTCTGCTGGAAGTCCGTTGTAGCTGGTATTGCGCCACTTTCCTGTTTCTAGAAGGAACATTGGGATTCCGCTCATTGCAGAACATTGACGCATAACAAGCTCTTCCTCGCTCATTTCTCCGTTATCGAAGTGAATCACGGGAACATCATGCTCCGCGCCGACCTTCGTGCAGTAGTCTAGAGAGACTGTTGTTTTGCCTTGACCAGAACGCGCAACAACAACTGTGATATTGCCAGCGCGAAGAAGTGAGCCATAAATCTCATTGATGCGCTGATGCGGCCCCATTAGGCCAAAACTTTCTTGCGGATTATTGCCTCGCTCTTCGATCATCTCCTCCATAATATCAAAGAGGTTTACTGGGCCAGAATCGCCGCCTTCAAAGCTCTGAAGGTCTTTGTTGTAAAGTTTGTCTGCTTGATCAATCAACTCGCCATAACTAAGCTCTGGATCGGCTTTTTTTACAAACTTAGCAACCTTTGAGCAGGATTCATATACAACACGGCGAGCCGTAATCTTCTTTAGCTCCTGAACGTGAGAAATGAATACTTCCTCTGTAACTTTAAAATAAGCAAGAGAGTGAATATATTCACCAACATCAATGCTGTCAGGGAATGAAACACCCAAACGCTTGATCTGCTCAAGAAGAATTGTATCGTCAATCGCATCTCCTTTGTTAAGCGCACCACGAATAAGCTTGAAGATCGAAATATTAACTTTCGAGTCTTCGCTATAAAAGTCGATCTCGCCAATGAAAGAGGCAACCTCTTCCCATTTGTGCTGATGCTGAATAAGTCCACCAAGGACTTTCTTTTCTAGGTCAAAGGAGTGGATCATAGAAGTTCGTTTTCTTCGGTGTAAATCTTGAGGGTTGAGTGCAAAGCAATATTTGCACATTGGTTGGATGTTCTTGATGTTAGTGTAGGTTCTCCGTTTTCATTGATAAAGAAAAGAAGATATCCTTTGTTCGCGCCATCTGGCGAACCAGTTACATCAAATAATTTTGATAAAATGGATATTGGAAGTTGAGGGTCTTCTGTTTGTGTTTCTGGAGTCATTATATTGCGCCTAGTTCTTTAAGTAAGTCTACAGAGATTGAATCAGATTGCAAGACCCTAATCATGGTAATTTCATTATTTTCACAAAAAAGCTCTTTGTCGTTATCTCTTTTTAATTGTTTTAAAAAATTGTGCTTGCTTCCTTGGTGTAGATGTTTGTTATAGCTATAATGCTGTGCGCCATCAACCTCTAGTGCGATCTGTCGAGATGCGTTATAGAAGTCAATGCTCATTTTAGTGCCAACCACGGGCAGTTCTTCAAATACAACATCTGCAAACCAATAAGGGTAAAGAAGGTCTTTTACGCTTTTCTGAAGCTTACTACGACAACCAGCATCCCAATCAATACGATACTTGTGGGAGCTTGCTAGTTTTTTCTTTGCGCCATAAGCTGTATAAAAAATCATACGTGAAGAATATTTTGCTCAACGAACTTTCTCAAATACTTGGTGAGTGATTCATCTGATTCAAGAAGATCGTAGATTTTGTTAATACCCTGAATAGACTCTGGAAAATCAAAGCCACCTTCTGTGATGTATTTGAAAAGATCTTCTTCAGCCTTGAACCAAGAACCCTTTTTGGAAATAAATTCCCAAGAAAGAAGAAGGTCAACAATTTCACGCTCGATCCAAACGCTCTTGCCGCCCTGACGACCATACTTAACTGGATATCTAATAATACGTCCAGAAGTTTCATTATCAGACTTACAGATTTTTGCTTTGACGTAATGACCAATCGCTTTGTTGCTGTCGCTCATTTGAGCAGCAGGATTTTCAAGAATCTTGTCTTTAGAGAATTGACGCTGAAACTCAAGAATCCAGTTTGGATAGTGGAGTTGTGCGTTTGATCCAGAAGCAGAAGTTTGGTTATTTGGGTCTGCGCCTTCGTATTGTCCTTTGATTGCTGTGCGAACTTGAGAAATCATAATACAAAGGTGGCCAAACTTACCCATACCCAAGCTTACCCTTCTAAGGAAGTCTGAAGAAAGTAACGCACCTGCGGCGACTTTGTTTGCCTCGCTGGTTGTTTTATGAATATCTTCTTTTGAAACAAGACCATCCATGCTATCAATAATCATGCAAAAGCGGGTCTTGTTTGGGTTGTTTGTCATAATGCCACGAATAAAGTCAAAAACCAAATTATAAACATTTGATTGTAGAACTAGACAAGTGCCATCTACCCATTCTTCTGCTTGATAAACAAACTTCACTCCAGACCTTGCTCGCATCTTTGGCCCCAATCGACCCTCCGCTTGAATGTATAGTCCACGCGAACCTTCTTGGTTGGCGAGCATCTCATACATGATTTGCAATGCTTCGCTAGTCTTGCCGCACTCGTTGCCGCCAGTAAAACGAAGAAGACCTGACACAAAGCCACCACCGATCTCAGAATCCATAATCATTGATCCGCTGGATACAAAACTGTCATCAGCAATAGACTCCTCAAAGTTGAGGTGGTCTTGCTTGTTGGATTGCATGAAGTTAGCGGCGAAAGTTGCCACATCTGCCTTTTTAGGCTCCTCTTTAGTTTTCTTTTTTGCTGCCATTTAAAAAATCTCTTAGTGTTCGTATTTTGGGTTTCACTGTATCTTCTCCAATTTTGTCGATTTGTTCAATAAAATCTTCTTGGTTTTTTGGTAAATATAAGTATTCTCGATGTTTTTTTTCAAGATATTTGCGCCCATCTTTAGAACGAAGATATCTAATTGAGTTTTTAAATTTAAATGGAGGTTTTACCTTAGATAAAAATTCAATATCGTTATCAAACCATTTAAAAACCTGAGTTGCCACCATCATGTCCATAGACATATCTTCAGACTTTTCGCCATCCAACATGCGAACAACAAATTTTTTTCTTTCTCTAAAGAAAGGCTTGGCTTGTTTCTTGGGCTTGGTTGCGCTAAAAACTTCTCCACAGTGATTGCACTTGGATGCTCTTGCGCCAATTAGTTGCTTGCATTTTGGGCATTCTTTTTTACCACGGGGCATACGATATTAGTATGCCTTGCTTTGAAGAATTTGTCAATCTTCTTTTGCGACCCAGCAAATAAAACCAATAATGCAGACAACAGCAGCAAGCGCAGAAACTGTTTCAACTGGAGTAATTTTAATATTCGTAGGATTGTCGATTTCCATTTTAATTTAATTTTAAATCGTTTTCTACCATCTTACGAACCAAATCTTGAAAAGAAGATTTTGGTTTCCATCCTAGTTCTTGGCGAGCAAGCGTTGAATCGCCGTGAAGAAGTGAAACCTCTGCTGGGCGATAATATTCAGGGTTGATTTTTACCAAGACCTGAGAACCGTGCATATACATTTCGTTTTCTTTCTCACCAACCCATTTACAATTTTCTTGACCAAAGCCAGCATACGCAAAAGCAAGCTCTACAAACTCACGAATACTGTGAGTTTCATTTGAAGATAAAACATATTCTTTTGGAGATTTATTGTTTAACATTAACCAAACGCCCTCAACGAAGTCTTCCGCATCACTCCAATCGCGTTTTGCATCTAGGTTGCCAAGTTCAATAGCTGTAATAGGCTCGCCTAGGCGAGCTTGGTGAAAAATTTCAGAAACGCCTTTGGTAATCTTGCGAGTAACGAATTCTTCTCCACGGCGAATCCCTTCATGATTAAGGAGCCAGCCTTGAACTGCGTAAATATTATATGATTCGCGCCAAACCTTTACAAGCTGTCGAGCAGCTACTTTTGAAACACCATATGGGCTTCGTGCTTTTGCTGGATGTTTTTCATCTTGAGGGCTATAATCTACATTTCCCCATTCTTCAGATGAACCTGCGTTGTAATAACGACAATCAGGACAGTGTTTGCGAATAGCTTCAACCTGATATAAAACCGCCATGAGGTTGGTGTTCATGTGGTTAACTGGCATATTCCAGCTATTACCAACAAAAGAATTAGCTGCAAAATTGATAAAGTAGTCTGGTTGTTCGTTTTGGATTACCCACTCAACATTGGCTTGGTCGGTTACATCTAAATCAATTAGCTTGAATCTTTCGTGGCCAACAAGGTGTTCGATGTTTTGATGGTTCTTTACAGACAAACGCCTGATCCCGCCAATGATTACATTTTCAGTGTTGTTAATTAGATAATCGGCCATATGGCTACCATCTTGTCCTGTTACGCCTGTGATTAGAACTTTTTTACTCATCTTCTTCTGTTGTGGGAAACAGAGCGTTTTGCAAGGTCTTCTTTGCCAAGAAAACTTTTTCTCTGTAGTTGTTTATATTCTTTGCTTTTCTTTTAAAGGCCATATCGTATTCGCGATTAGCTTCTAATAACTCATCATATTCACTGGAACCCAAAACATCCAATAATTCATCAACACCAAGCTCGACACTGAGGTTCAAAGAACAATCAACTAAAGATTTTTCTGTTTCTTTAGTCTGTTTCTTTTCGTGTTTAATTTTTAATTTACAATGATAATCAAACGCATCCGATTCTTTTACTAAAAGTTTAATCATGGGTTAGTGAATTGTTCTATTTTGTTAATTAGTTCTGTTTCTATGAGAGTTTCTTGGTTTTCGTCTTCGAAATTCATCATAAAACTTTTACCGTTTTGAGCAATATCTTTGCACTTTTGGTCGTTATTCATGCACCAATCTAATACTGCATTAAAGTCTGAAAAGTCTCTCTCAACAGGAATG